GCTCTTACTTGTGATACATTACTCATAATTTTTTTCTCCTAATTTAATACTAGGGCCCCGAAGGACCCCAGTTAAATTTATTAGTTGTTTCTTACGCTATTAACAGACTGTAAGTATTCTACAGTGATAATTGCATCACCAACTGATGCCGTTGCTCCTGCTGCAGTATTAACAACCATGATAATTTCTTTATCAATACCCGCTATAGAATTACCGATTGCGGCATCTATATCTGAGCTAGAAACATCTGCATAGTTTTCTGCTTGTGGAGCTGAAATAGTACCGAAATCTTCGGCATAATTTAAAGTTGCTCTAGTTTTTAAACTAGCTGTGTCACTTGGTGAAAAGTAAGTGACATCAAGAGATGGAAAGTTAGCAACATTAAAAGACGTAGTTCCAAAACCAATTGTACTTGCTCCTGCCATATTAAACGCTATAGGTAGGTGAACTCTCCAGTCGACTATTCTTGATCTAGCTGGAATGTTTATATTATTAGCTAAGTTTTTGTTAGACGTAGCTGGTGTTTCACCATTTGTGTAAGAATTGTAGTTTGATTTTAATTGATAAATTGCTTGAGAAGCAACACCAACAAAACTGTAACCAATTGTAATATTACCTATTAATACACCTCCAGCTAAAGTTACTGAAGTAATAGTTTTGTATAATTTAGTACTTTGAACATCAGCACCTGCTGCTGCTCCAGGACCCGTAATAGCATTTTCAGTTTGAACGTTGCCAAAAATGTCAGTTCCAACAATTTTAAATGTTCTACCAGTATCATCTCCTGTTGAACCAATACATACTTTAGCTGCTCCTGCTACTCCACCTTGTGCGCCAGATGCTATACCTGTTAAGCCAGCTCCTGGTAATACAAAAGAACCGCTTGCTGCTGTTCCATCAACTGTATTAGTTAAAGTAAGTAATCCTGCTCCTTGTCCTGCTGGGTTAGAGGCTGCTGTTGCAACTGAGTCTGCTAATACTTTAAGTAAATTAAAATCAAATGCATACGATTGACCCATTGTTACGAAGCCTGTATTTCTTACGTTTTGAGAAGGTAAGACTCCTGTAGTTGTGTTTATTTTACCGGCTGTTATTGGTCCGGAAAAGTTTGTTTTTGCCATGATATATTCTCCTAGTTCATTCTACATAGTCTCTAGGCCGTCGACTATACCGCGTCTATGTAAAATATATTATTATTTAAATGTATAGTGCGAATAGTATATGTTATTTTTGAGTAGAGTGCAAGAGAGCCCTAGGTATTTATGCATTTCAGCGATGTAGCTTTTGATTAAGTAGCTACAGAAACTTGTGGAGCAGCATCATCAATTTGATTCTGCCTTGTAGCAATAGCTGCTTCTTCCAGCTTTATGTCAGTAATGACTCTTTTAATTGTGTCATCTATCCTAACCATGTCAAGAGTATATCTGTTATTATCCAGATGCTCCTGTTGCCACTTCAACTCCAAGGACCTTTTTTGTTTGTATAGGTCTTGTATCATCGATAACCTCTTCGTAAGTTATTCTATTTAATCCCGGATGAAAACTTTCTCCGAGATATTCCCAAACTATACTCTTTTCTCCTAGTTTGTCAAGCACCGCTTGTTCAACACTTTTAGCTGTATCATCAACATGCTCAACATTAAATTTAGCATGGTAATTATAAGCCCAGACGTTGATAGAAGTTTTTTTCATATTATTACTTTCTTATTAGAATATGGCGGAACTATGTCCCGCCATATAAAATTTAATGATTATGCTCCTGGTGAAGCAAATACACCTCTATAGTCAGAAACGCCAAATACGTATCTTTCTCTAGCTTTGTATCTTACATTACCAGTATCGAAGTCACCTTCCATTTTAGTAGTCATGGGAGTTCTTTCGAAATGTTTCATACCATTTGGCACATCTGTGATAAAGTAAAATGCATCCGTGTCTGTTAAGTAATTGTTAACAGAGTAACCTTGAGGAATCATCCCCATAGATTTGATTGCATTGATATCATTATCAGCAGTTCCAGTTCTACCAGCAGAAGCCATAAGTCTTTCAGCTGTGAATTGTAGTGCAGATGGGATGATCATCTTCATACCCTTAGCGGCGATTTTTAAACCTCTTTCATCAGTGAATGCATTGATATCAATCAATGATTGTTCTAATGAAGTTTCGTTTAAATCCGCTGCAGTTGCTAGTGTGTTAGACACAGTTCCAGCAATTGTAGGGTGGGCAGTGCTAAATAATGGTTGACCATCGCCGGACGTGAATCCTGCAAAGCCATTATTAAATGGTACTGCACCTTTAACTTGTTTAGTTTGAGCCATAGATCTTGCTAAAGCTTTTGTATATCTAGAAGCTAGTCTGTCATACAAGTTATCCTCAATTGCTTCCTCAGTGATAGCAAAAGCGAGAGCAATAGTCTCGTTAGTGTATCTTGCTGTGAAAGTTTCTTGAGCATTGTCGTATACAACTCCGCCACCTTCTGGTTTTACTTGTGCTTGAGCGAATCCACTTAACATTACTTCTTCTTCAAAAGCTCTGTCAGATGACTCTGTAGTAAAGATATCAGCTGCCTGATTCTCATACTGTTTGTACTCCAGGCCGAATAAAGCATTCAAACCCGGTTCTAACTCTTTAACGAGTTGGTTTCGTGATATTGCCATGATTTATACTCCTGTTAGGTCATTAAAAAACGACTGATTAATAAGAACTCTCCATACAACGTTAGCTGTAGTTAAGTCTTGATTTTCAGGGTCTCTTGAAACACCTATTACTTTTAGTTGTTGTGTTGCATTGTTATTTAACGTTGCATCGTTCAATGTAGCTCTTGATACAAAGTTAGCTGTAGAACCAGCAGCGTAAGCTATATCTGCTGTATTACCTACATCAGTTTGAGCTGAAGCAGCTGCGTTATTACTTCTTACTTCGTATTGTTGCATTGGACTATCATTAACAAGTGCCACAATATTAGCTGCTGTATTATTAGCTAATAAATGGTTTGCAAATGTTGGTTTGCTTGTATTGGTATCAGTAAAAAAAACACCGTTTAGTGAACCGAGTATATTCTCAGTTCCTGCTATACCTACTGTAACAAATCCAGATGCTGCTTGTACTATCAAATCTTGAAAGAACATTGCCGCTGAACTAGCTGCTACAGGGTATTCGCCTAGACCCATGCTTTCATAACCATTACCATAAGCTCTTATAGGTTTCAATCCGAAACCAATTGTGCTTGAGTTTGCCATAGTTATTTTCTCCTTAGTGAACCTGCCTCGTGAAAGGCCTCCAGTTCGATTAATTTATCCGTTGGGTCGAAGCGTTAAAATTTTAACTTTTCTTGCCACCGAAGGTTGTACGAGATTGTCTATCGATGTCGATAGGCATTCCCCTATGCTGTTCCTTCATAAGATCGTTATCTATTGCAGTGATCTGATCACCCGCTTCTTTAGCGTAGTAAGCTTCTCTCTGTTTTGCGATCTCTTCCGGTACCCTTGTCAGCACAAGGCCTCCGTGCCCGATTACCCCTGCGTATTTGCCATCCATGATTGCTGGAAAGTTATCATCTGGATATTCATCAGATCTTACAAGTTCATAACCAGACCTTAAGCGTCCTTGTATGTTCTTGGTATCTTGAAATCCCATGATTTCTGTTCTGACCCATCTGTGTCTGAATCCTTCTGGCGCGTTGGGCGTATCTAAGTACGATGGTGGAGCCCAGGGTTTTAAAGCAGCTTTGGGTTTAACCGTAGATGCTTGTGATACTACTTTTGTAGTTTCACCTTTACTCTGGCTCGCACGAGTTGGTTTATTGTTTGTCATATGCCTATACCTCCTTCGTGATTATAAGTTGTTTCGCATACTCTTCTAGTGGCACACCTAGCTTTTTAGCTATTGTCACCTGTGTTGGTGTGAGTCTCACAGTTTTGCGACCAGTCTTTGAACTACGCGTTGCAGAGGCAACGTTTTGTGTAGGTTTACTCGTCTGTTGTTCTACCTTACCAAATTTATGGGGGAATTCAAGTCTTATTCTCTTGTCAACCTCAACATAATATTCGTCAGATTGAGGGTCCATACCCTCTTCCTCAGTAAGTTTTCTGTGTAAATCAAATGCTGTATAAGTCATAGCATTATCCTTACCAAACCATTCATTCTCTTCCGCCCAAGATTCTGCCTTAGGATCTCTCCTAGGTGCCTGTGGTTGTGGTGCAGGTTGTAGAGTAGGTTTTTCATTAGCTGCTGTTTCTTCCATAGCATGTTGAGATTTAATCTCAGCTAATTTACCTTGCTCATAACCTAATTGAGAAATGGCTGTTAGTGCTTCTACTTCTGCTTTAGAATCTTCATTAGTTCTAGCTGCTGCAAGTTTTGCTTGAGCTGCTGAAAGTGAAGATGAAATTCTGCCTTCCATTTCTGTGGCGTAATTTCTATCTAATGATGTAGCTGCATTTTTAAATTGATCTCTTTCACGTTTAACGTTGTTTGCGTAAGATAGGGCCTCATCTTTTTGCCTTTCCGCTTCACGCATTTTCTTAGTGAGTTTTGCTATTCTTTTCTTAACCCCTTCAGAGTATTCTTCAACGTCTTTAATGTTACCCGGCTGTTTATCACTCCCTTCTTCAGAAGTTTTCTGTACAACCTCTCCGCCTTCGTTCTTTTCATCTCGAAGAACAGGCTGCTCATCTGGTTTCTCAGGTGTGTCATTGGGCTCATTATCGTAAGTAATATTTGCTTCATTTTTTTTAACCTCATTTTCATAAGTTTTATCATTTTCATTTTCTATTTCTGGCAGTTCAACATTCGCTCCCGGTCCGGTTACGTCTAATTCAACTGTTTTATCATTATCGTTTAGTGGCATAGTTTCTCCTATGGTTGTTAAAATTCGTGGTATATATCTTTAGGGTTATCCACGGTCGCTAAAACTTCATCATCATTGAGAAGTCTTATCTCACCCCCATCTATTTTAATCCGGGAACCGGCATATCTTGCAAAGATAATCCAATCACCTTTCTTACACCATGGACCTTCTGGATATCTGTCTTTATCATAACAGTGTGGTCCCATGTCTATAACTAAACCACAAGTCGATGCTACTTGTGATCTTTCTATTGTTTCATCAGCTAATATAAGTCCACCTTTAGTTTTTTCTTTTTGTTTAAAAGGTAAAACTAAAATTCTCCAACCCGTAGGTTTAGGAGTCTTCCCTATCTCTTCTGATTTTTTTTCTGTAGGTTTAACGCCTACTAAAGTTTTGTTTGGTAACTCAATTTTTGGGCTTTGAGTTGATGTCGATAACTGTTCCGTCTTGTTCATATTGCTCCTTTTTGTTTAGCAGGCTGGATATCTCCTGACTTAAATATTGATACGTTCGTATCTGTCCTAACATATAGTTGTATTTCTCCATACTGTCAACCCCACCTGAGGCCATAGCTGCAACCATATCATCATGTCTCATCTTGACTATTTTTCTTATCTTATCTACAAATGTCATGTCGTCCATTACATTTCCTTTCTATCTATTTGAAAATCTTTTAAAGCTTCTAATTTGTCTTCTGCTTCTGCAATTTTTCCAAATTGTTTATCTAGTTCATCTAGATGCTGAGGGTGTTCACCGATCCCAACCGGATTTTCTAAATACACTTTAATAATAGCATGTGCTGCTGAAACGTCCGCTTCATATCTAGCTTCTAATGCATCTAATAAAGCCTGTCTCATATTAACAATTCCATTTTTTAAGTGATTTAGATAATCTATCTTCACCGGTATTGTTACTAGCTTTTTGTCTTTTTCTCATACCAGTCATTCTAGCACAAAACGAAGTTCTACGTTTAGCGGCTTTAGAACCTTTTTTTAATTTTGAAGGTTTAGTAGTTACTGCTGTTTTTAATTTGGAACCAGGGTTCGCTGCTCTGTAAGATGCAACACCTTTTTTATTAAGTCCACCTGATTTAGACTTACCTTCTTTTCGTGTCCATGCGGCACT